GAACAACAACAGGCCGGGGAGCCTGCAAATACAAAACCGCGTGACGCGGAAATAAAGGGCAGCTGCTGGGGCTGATCCATCCCCCGGCCATTCACACCCCTAAAACACAAATGCCAATCGATTGCCCCAAATGCGGTGAGCCTGTCATTAAGACCACATGCACAAGGCGCAAAGCCGGAATCCGCATTCGTTACCGTCGATGCCCAACCTGTAACCATCCCTTCAGGACCGAGCAAGTCATGACCCCTGAAATCGTCATCAATAGAAAACGGACCCCTGGCCCACCTCGCAACGCAAAACTCAAGCCCTTTGAAGTAGCTGATATTAAAAAGTTCTTGCAAAATAATATCTACACTTCGTATGAACTTGCACTTCAATACGATGTCTCTGTCGATGCTATTCGTCAAATTCGCATAGGTAAGGCTTGGGCTACCATTGAGCCTGCGCTATAATGTTTCGCAATAGTTGGTTAAAATGACTTCAATAACCTCATTGCAGTCAGATCATAAAAATGCACGACGTAGAACAGATCGGTCTTCTGATCTGATCAAAGAATCGCTTCAGCGTTATGGTGCAGCACGTTCCATCGTCATAGACGAAGACAATCGGATCCTTGCCGGTAACGGCACCATCGAAGGCGCTAAAGCCGCAGGTATCAAAAACGTTCGCATTATCGAAACCGACGGTGACGAGATCATTGCCGTCAAACGCACCGGACTGACAGAAGATCAAAAGGTCGGTCTTGCCCTAGCCGATAACCGCACAGCAGACTTATCCGAATGGGACCAAGAGATGCTCCATCAGCTCTCTGAAGAGCACGACCTAACACCTTGGTTCAATCAAGAAGACCTAGACGAACTGCTATCAGTAACAGAACTAGAACCAGAACAGGGCAACACTGACCCCGAAGACGTTCCAGAGCCACCTGAAGACCCCATCACCAAACCCGGGGACCTTTGGATCCTTGGCAACCATCGCCTGCTCTGCGGCGACAGCACCAACATTCAGCACGTCGAACGACTCATGGACGGCAAGAAGGCCGACATGGTCTTCACTGACCCGCCTTATGCACTGTTCGGCAACAGCACAGGCACGACAGTGGCCGACGACAAAATGATCCGTCCCTTCTTTAGGGACATTGGAAAATCAATTTTTCTTGCTTCTAAGAAGGGTGCGCACTTCTACAGCTGCCTTGACTGGAAGAGCTGGGCGGCAGTGATGGACAGCTATTCAGGGGCTGGTCTAACCATTAAAAACATGATCGTCTGGGACAAAGGCCATGGGGCACTTGGACAGGCTTACCGTTCGCAGCACGAGCTGATCATGTTTGGTGTTTGCGTCAATGTTGGAATCTCCATCACCGCTACAGCTGGCGTATCCAGTGATCACCAGATTTCAGACGTCAACGTATGGCAGTGCCCCAGGGAGCCCAAACTGGGGATGCACGCAGCCCTAAAGCCGCAGGACTTGATCAAGCGTGCCCTGAACAACAGCAGCTCAAAAAACGATTTAGTCCTTGACCTGTTTGGGGGTTCTGGCTCGACCCTGATCGCTTGCCAGGACACCTCCCGAAAATGTCGGATGATGGAGATGGAACCTAAGTACTGCGATGTAATACGCAAACGCTGGGAAGACTTCACAGGTAACACCGCAGTCTGCGAACCATCCCAATCTCACTTCGATGATGAGGCTGACTGATGGCAAAGAAGTCCACTGCTGCTGAAAAGGAATACCGCATCAACCGCGTGGCAAGGCTTCTCAGCAATGGCGCTGTGAGGTCTGAGGTGCTGGAATATGCAAGGAGAGAATGGGGGGTTGGTCGAGCAACAGCCGATAACTACATGGCGGCTGCTCGTGACGTCCTCAAAGCTGACTGGGACATTGATCGCCGCACCTTCACCGCCGAGCTGCTCTCCCAGCTGGCCAGCCTCCAAAAAGAATGCCGCAAGAATGGCAATCAATCTCATGTTGCTCTTGGTTGTATTAACACGATGGCGAAGATTGCTCACATTCTTGAAAAATGAGCATCCTCCCAGCCGCTGAATCAAAATCAATAATTGACAGCAGCGCTGGTCTTGAAGTCGGAAGCATCGATAATCTTCTTGAGCGCATCGCCGCAACACTTAACCCCGGCCAGCTCAACGCCTTTGAGGTTGAGCGCTTAAGCGCTATCGCTACATCACAAGGTGGAGCCCCGGCCAGTATCCCTGAAATCGGCATCAGCGCTGGCTATGGCAGCGGCAAGACCTATTGCGCTCATGCTGTTGCCGTCAAGATGGCCGCGCTGAACCAAGGCTTTGTTGGTTGTGTGATGGAACCTACCAGCGATATGGTCCGCCGCATCTGGGCACCGAAATTCGAGGACTTCCTGGACAGTTTCGGCATCCCTTACACCCCTCGGGTGGCACCGTACGTTAGTCACACGCTGCACTTCCCAGGCGGGGATTCAACGATCCTTGGGCTCTCGTTTGAAAATTATCAGCGCATCGTGGGCGACGATTGGGCATTCGCAATTATCGATGAGGTTGACACCGCGAAAGCATCAATTGCTCAGCGTGCCTATGACAAAATCCTGGGCCGTATCAGGGTCGGGAACTTCAACCAGCTGCACTGTTATTCAACGCCAGAAGGCTTCGGGTTCCATTACCAAACGTTTGGCACTGACGCAGCACGGGAGGGCAAGCGCAGGGCCCTGCTCAGGATGAAGACGGCAGATAATGCCCATAACCTCCGGCCGGGCTTCGTCGATGACCTGCTGAGCCGTTACACGCAAGAGCAATGCCGTGCCTACCTCGAAGGGATCTATCAGAACCTGGCGACCGGCACCGTTTACGACAGGTTTGACCGTGCCAAACACGTTTCAGACGTCAACGATGACCCGTTAGGTGAAGAGCCGCTGAGGATTGGCATTGATTTCAATGTGGGCAATATGAATGCAGCAATCGCGATCAAATCAGGCAATGCGCTGCATTTCATCGATGAGATCAGCGGCGCCCATGACACTGACGCCTTGGCACAGGAGATCTGCGCTCGCTATCCAGGCCGCACGCTCTACGGCTACCCCGATGCCTCAGGCGGTAACCGCTCGACCAATGCGACTAAGACAGATCTGGAGATCCTGGCAGGCTATGGCATCAGCAACCAATCACCTAAAGCAAATCCGAGGGTGGCTGATCGGGTTTCTGCTATGCAAGGTGCTTTGGAGAACGGGAAAGGGGAGATCAGGATCCAGATCAACCCCCGATGTAAAAAGCTGATCGAATGCCTCGAGCTGCAGGCATATAACGAGCGGCAGGAGCCCGACAAAGAATCTGGGCATGATCATATGAACGATGCGGCTACTTATCTCGTCTGGCGTGAGCTGAACCCATTGCATCGCAGGGCTGGCCGTGGCACCGGCATTAGACTGTATTAACGAAACATTGAACGATGGCCAAGCGCCGTAGGAGCTGACCTGCTACGCTCAGCACGTTGCCTGAGTTAATGGGTTCTCAGGCTTCATTGCGAGTGGGTTCATAGCCTCAGCGATTCGGGCCGCTGGGGCTTTTTAATGCCTATACGCATCCGCCGCTTTCCTTGCATTCGCTCGCTGCAGCTGCTTACGGTGCGACTCCACCAAGTGATACGACGACACGTTGCAACAACTGGTGATCCCTTCCTCTGTCAGGCACACCTTCACGCAATCGTCTGCGGTGGCGCTTACGTCTAGATCGTCCATGCCTCTTTTGATGCCTCTTGCTAAGTTAGGGCCGAACCCATCCCCAGCATCATGGAAGAATTTCTGACCGCTCTTGACGACCTGATCGCAGAAACTGAAGGGCTCAGCGTGATTGAGCTTGTCGGCGCTTTGGAACTAGCCAAAAACGACATCATCGCCGGGCTTGCAGTGGCTGAGCTGCTGACTGAAGACGGTGAAGAGGCAACAGCATGACCCGGCCCGTAGTAACCGCTGTAGGCCGTTTGCTGCAGCCAAAACACGGTGAACCGCGAAAGCATCAGCTGATTCAAGTTGATGCGAATGGCCGCGCCAAAATTATCAAAGATCAGCCGGCTTAAACTGTTAGCAAAAGGCGGCTGCAGCATTGGGCTATCAATCAACGGCAAGGAATAGAACTAAAACCTCAAAGGTCGTAAATGTCTATGACCCGAATCAAGCATGGATCGATCAGGAGCCACACTGGGAGCTGATCGAATGCCTGCTGACGGGCACCTATGGCATCAGAAAAGAAGGGCGTAAATACCTGCCTCAAGAGCCTCGGGAGCAAGATGATGCCTACCAGAACAGGCTGCTGCGCAGCACGCTGCAACCGTATTACGTCAGGCTCGAGCGGCTGCTGGCCGGGATGCTCACCCGGAAGCCGGTAAAACTGAATGACATCTCAGACGGCATCAGAGAGGATTTATTTGATGTTGACCGGCAAGGCAATGACCTGAACACCTGGGTGTATGAAACAGCCCGTAAGGCGATCCGTTATGGCCATGTGGGCGTTTTGGTTGACGCGCCAACAGATGGCAACGGCAGGCCCTATTGGTGCGCCTACACGCCAAGGGACATTTTGGGCTGGCGCACTGAAACGCAAGATGGCAAGCCTCGGCTTGTTCAGCTCAGGCTAAAAGAACAGGTAATTGAGCCTGATGGTGAATATGGAGAAAAAACAGTCAACCAAGTCAGAGTATTGACGCCAGGCAGTTATGAAATCTTCAGGCAAGATGACAAAAAGGATTACACATTATTCGAGGAAGGCACAACAAGCTTAAACGAAATACCGTTTTCAGTTGCATACAGCAACCGTGTGAATTATCTACAGTCAAAGCCACCGATGGAAGACATTGGTGAATTAAACATCAAGGCGTATCAAGTTCAATCAGATTTAGACAACATCTTGCATGTTGCAGCGGTGCCGATGTTGGCCATTTTTGGATTCCCGCAATCAGCCGAAGAGATCACGGCGGGGCCTAATGAAGCGATGGCACTGCCTGAAGGCGCATCGGCGCAGTACATCGAGCCGGGTGGGGCAAGCTTCAACGCATTGTTCCAGCGGCTGGATCAGATCGAAAAGCAGATCAATGAGCTAGGTCTGGCCAGTGTGCTGGGCCAAAAGCTTTCAGCCGAAACAGCTGAGTCGAAACGCATCGATCGCAGCCAAGGCGATTCCACGATGATGGTGATCGCCCAAAATATGCAGGACATGATTGACAATTGCCTGCGGTTTCATGCTGATTATCTAAACGACGCATCACCCGGCAGCGCATTGATCAACAGGGACTTCATGGGCGCTCGCATGGACCCTGGCGAGATCAAAGCGCTGCTTGAGCTCTACTTGGCCGGGACCATCACTCAATCGACGATGCTGACCCAGCTAGAGGCCGGTGAAGTGCTCGGCGATTCGTTCGACCTCGAAGAAGAGCTGGAGGCAACGGCTGCCGGTGGCCTGCAGGAATGAGCACACCGTCTGGGTTCTATCGTCATGCCGTCGATCTGAACAGGTTCAGCAATGCTGAGGCCAAACAGATCGCGATTGCTTACAACCGTTTGAT